ACTGTATATAATACAACAGGGTTGGTATTTGTAGCTAAATCTTTTTTAGCATTTGTATATACGTTACCCATTGAACCACGCAAATGCCTCATCATCATTACGCAACGTTTCCGGTGTGTAAGTACTGTTAAGCAATAAAATTAGTTGTTCTAGGTTACCAACTAGCTTATCTATTTGGACCTTATCATATTCTTTTGAACCTTGAGGGGTTCTTGGTAAAACTATCTGTGACATTATCGCATTCCGTCTGGGTTTACATCAGCTCTATATGTTCCATATCGCCAATTATCACCTATACCTGTAGTCTTTATACTAATTTGTGCTTGTCGTCCACGGGCACGTGTATCTACTTTATTAGTTGTAGGAGTAACTGTACTAGATATAGTTGTAACACTTGATGTAGGATATAATTTAAATAATAAATCTACACTTACATTACCTGAAATGTTTTTAAAATCAGGAATAAATCTTCTAACTGACATTAAGTTTTCTCCCGCTTGAGGAATAACAAAAGCTCCAGAATTTAATTCTGATTCTAATGCTGCACCATTTGCATCAGTTCCATTTTCTTGTGAATACATTAATGCTCGTCCATTAGTAACTCCAGATATTTCTGTTGCTGGTGATAATGGTGAAATTGGTGTCGTAGAACTAGAAGCAGTATAATCTAATGCATAAGGAAAATCATATACACCTTTATCAACCCATGATGATCTAGCTAATTCTCCAATCGACCACGTGTTTTCTTGATAATTAAATGTTACATAACGATCTATTTGGGATGATCCATTAGATGGATAAAACCATGTTACTTCATTAAATTCGCTATTTAAGCAAGCAAACGTATCTTTTTGAGAGGCCTGATCTATATTTTCAAATACATAATCTTCCACACTACAAGGTATCTTTTTAACAGAACCATCAAAGACGAAGAAAGAATCTTTCCCCATCCAGTATGAGTTACCATTAGATTCTACAGCTGAATGTAATCCAATAGCACCACACGCAGAACCTAACTGAGAAAAACCAAATGTAAAAGGAGCACCTACTAATTGCATTTGATACAAAGCTGTATCTGTCCATACCAATACGGCACCACGTGATCTTTTAGCAGTAATTAATTTACTACCATCTGTTAATCTTTGTGATCCAGAAGTATTAATAGAAGTTGGGGTCCACGAAGTATGGTCTTCTTGATCTGACCATCTAATAAACATATCATCTTGTGTAGTTGTACCAATAAGTTGTGTTCCAAAACATATAACATGTCTATCTGTACCAGATACTAAAACAAATCTGTTTTGAGTTGGCGCATTAGCAACAATAGTTGCTGCCACAGGTGTACCTGCACTAGCGGATGTATCCCAATAATATAAAGAACCATTAAACTGGCATGCTAATAAATCTTCACCCCATGTGTCCAAGGACCATTTACCTGAGTCTAACTGCACTGAGTTAGGAGCTGCAAGACCAGCTCTTGTTGTACCCCATGTAGATAATCCCCATGTACCTGCACCCCAACCGTAACCGGCGATAGATGTAGCAGGGTTAGTATTAATTTCATATGCAGCATTAGCTGTTACTGTAGAAGTACCACTGCTTGTTGCATTAGCTGTCGCTGTAATTTTGTATTGCGAACTAGATAAAACTTCAATAATTTCATATTGTTTATTTTGTAATGTAGCTGCAGGTATACCATTAACGGCTCCACTTACACTTGTAATAGTTACAAAGTCACCTTCTATTGCTCCATGGGAAGCGTCTGTTACTGTTACCGTTGGTGTAGTATCAACCGTACTCCATCCTGTAATATTACCCGTACCAGAAGCTCGTGTTGGTGTAATGTCATACCAATCATTATTTTGATAAACATATAATTTTTTATTTGTACCAGTGGAAAGATATTGCTCACCTTTAAGATCAAACCAATTAACAATACCACGTGCAGCACCAATTAAAGCATCAGTAGAAACTGTTATAAAACCACCTATCTTTTCTGGAAGACCATATCTAAAACGAACATTTTTACCAAAAAACCATTTACCTTCAGCACCATACTCGGTGTCTTGTTGGTCTATTCCTGGTGCTATTGGTACTTTTACAAGAGACATTTAACTCCTATACAGCTGAATCGTAAAATCTAATCCAACGATCCGTACCATTAACATTAATACGTATCGCTCCTTGCTTTGTTCCCGCAGTTGCTGTTGAAGAAGATAAACTTTTTGTACTATCCGCAGCAGATGTGCCATCAAAATAAATAAATTCTTGATCTGTATCATCTTGATCCAAGGATAAACAAGCTATTGCACCTGCTACATTATTTTGATTAATTTCTAGTTTACCACCAGCAGGGGCGGCAACTCCAATACCAACAAGGTCAGCACTACCGTCAGTGACTAATAAAGCTGTGTCAGTATCTCCTTCAAATCTTGCATCTAACGCAGCACCTGTGTCATTAAAAGTAAAACCTCCACCATCTATTTCTACATTTCCTGTAGCTGTTAGTGTAGATGCAGTAAGTAATCCTGTAACACCTAAAGTAGATGATAAAGTAGCAGCTCCTGTTGCTCTAAAAGTTCCTGCAACGTCTAATTGTGTCGTTGGTGAGTTAGTATTTATGCCTACACGGTCTGTGCTTGCATCAGTATATAATAAGTTGGCTTGGCTATCACCAGCAAAGACAGCATCTTTATCAGCTAACCCTGAGTTAAAAGAAAAAGAACCACCATTAAAATCAACATCACCTGTTGCTTGTAATGTACCATTAGCTTTAATATTTCCAGCGTCTGCTAAAACATCAAAAGCTGTAGAGCCATCAGTGTAAATTAAATGTTTAGATCCAGCAACAAGTGCCACTGCAGTTCCACTAGCAGGTCCAAAACTTAATGTATAACCATTTCTAGTTGTAGCATCATCAATAATGTACCAATTAGCTGTTGCTTCACATGTCACTGTTACGTTCGTAGTCATGGACCCTGTGAATTTTAAAGCTGCGTTAGGTTGTTGTACTCCACTTCCTGTACCACCACTCGCCACTGTTAATGCTTGAGTAGAAGCACCCCCAATAGCTACAGCAATGTAACCTTTCAATGCTTGTTCTAATTTTTGTAAATTTTCGTTTGTTATATTACCCCAGGTTCCAGAATTAGATCCTGTAGTCATCAAGTTTAGATTTAATATAGTTGAATCTGCCATCTTATCCTTATCCTGTTGGTACTACCGTCCAGATGTCTGTGTTAGAGTCATCCACACCGTTCCATATTGTTAATTTTGGTACGCCTGTTGCAAAAGTAGATCTTACACCTGCTAATGTAACGTTAGCGCTACCGGTTACAACTACTGATCCTTGCGCAAAGGTTGCACGAACACCAGGAGCATCATACTTAGATTCTATTGTAACACTTCCTGTGCTAAATGTCGAGCGCACACCTACTAAAGTAAAGTTAGAATCCCCTGTAACAGTGGTATTTCCAACCGCGAAAGTAGCACGAACACCAGCTGGTATAAAGTTAGCGTCAGCTGTAACAGTAAGTGACCCTACCCCGAAGGTTGCGCGTACCCCTGTTAAATTATCAATAACACTGTTTCCAGTTACAGTGACAGTGCCTAAACCAAAAGTAGCGCGTACCCCTGTAGGTACAACAATTATGCTACCAAATGATGAAGGACCTTGAGCAAATGTTTCGGTCGCAAATGCTGCTGCGCCGAAGATCATTACGTATTAGCCGCGTCCCACGCGTCCTGTAATTCTTTTAATTTAGCATTTACTGCTGACTCAGTTGGTAATTCTGTAACTGTATTATCAATTATATTTCCATCAACACCAATTTTAGGATTTAATCTTAAATTAGCATAAATTTTATTATTGCTATCTGACCAAATAAACCATTGGTTATCGTGCATTTTACATAATGCTAATTCAATGTGATTTGGTCTACCATTTTCATCAAACATATTATGTATCTCCTAATCTTAAAACTGTAACAAAACTATTATTTTGTGCTGTACTACCAACTGTTGTCAAACTACTAACACTTCCATAATATGAAAAACCGCACCAAAATTTTACATCACTTGTACTAGTAACATCAACAAGACTTGATGTTATAACTGTGTAATGATCATTATTAGATGGATCTTGTGAGTTAGGTTGTGTGTTACCATAACCTTGTGAAACTGTTGTATAATCTGCATTATTTATAGTTACTTTAATAAGTATATGAATATTAGCCGCTTTATTTGGACAATATCCTTGTCTTTGTGCATGAACTAAATAAATACCTGTTGAGGGAAAAGAAAAAACACCAGAACTTTCAGTCATTGCACTTCCTAAAGTACCTTGACCACTTGTATCAATTCTTTCCCAAGATGTAGGAGGATTAGCCGCACCATCAAAAGCAGCACTTACTCGCCATTGATCAGCCATAGTAATACCACCTCCATTTACAAATCCACTTGTTAAAGCTGTACCGCCATTTGCAATAGGAAGTGCGCCAGTCACTTTGCTCGTTAAATCTATTGATCCCGCAAGCTGTGCGTTGGTAATCGTTCCACTTAATGCTGATGTTTTTACTACTGTTAATGCCATATTATCCTTTTAAAATTGTTATCATGCTATTAATTTCCACCCTGTAAAACTAGACCAACCACCATATAAAAGGTCTTTGCTACTTCCGCTACTTTGATAAATAAATGCATAAACAGAATCGCTTGTTGTCAAAGATACTGTAGCAGCAACAATACAACTATTATAATATACATTTGAAAATGTATATCTATCCAAGATAGTGCTTCCACTATTTTTTAATAATTGCATTTCTGAATTATCCCAATCATCAGTGCTATTCCAAGCCATTTTTGCTCTAAAAAAATATACACCAGCTGTCGTTGGAGTAAACTTATAAGTAGAAGTGTCATAACAACTACCTTCATTAATAGTTGCTGTATTATATTGAATAGTAGTAATTGTGGTATTGTTTATTGTTTGATTAGATCCTGTTCGTTCGGCTAAAAAATATGGAGTATTAGCCAGAGCCGCTCCACCACTTTGTAATGTTCCAGCAACATTGAATGTAGC